TACACCAGTCGCACCAGATTCAGGACTTTTACTTAGGATAATAGGTTCGGCCATGTTTACCTCTATGGTTGTTCGGTTTCTTCCTCGTTACCAGAAGTCAACTTGATGACTACTTTTTCCTGAATTTCCTCTTCTACCTTGGAAATTCCACCAATGTATCTCAACTGTTGCTCTAGAACGAGAACCACACCGGCTCTGTTCTTTGCTGCTTTTTCCATCTCAAGAAGTGTTTCAAGCTTATGATTTTTTACTTCTCTCTTAATACTCTTATCAGCAGCTAAGTCTTTTGCCCACTTCTCAATCTTGCTTCTTCCAAGCGGTAGCAATGCTTTTATGTCATCGTCGTTATTTGTGACATCTTCTGCTTTTGTTTCTGGCCATCCCGTAAGCAACTGCTCCGTCTTAATGGCTCTATTAATCTGAGCGAGATGAAAGTCTGAGGAATTCTGAGGGATAACACCTACTTCTTGAGTTCCTTCTGATAAATTGATACCACCCTCACCATCTTGGAAAAAGTACGATCTCTTTTGAGTGTTTAAACTAACTCTATCCCCACGTTTGACTTCTTGCATTAGCTATCTCCTTTATTATATCTTTTAAGAAATATTACTTTGGAATTCCTGGGAGCTGAGCTACCTCAACCCCCAGGAATAAAATTCCTACTACTTTTTCACGTCCTCGACGCCAGTCTGGTCTATAAATGGTAATCCACCTTTTCCAGGCACCCAAACTATGCGACTTTCTGCCATTGTTAAACGCCAGTCTGATTAATGGTCGGAAGTGCACCAGTGCCAGCCTGCCAACGCAGAACGTCTTCGAGATCGTAGGCTTTCGTGATGCTGATATTCTTAGCAATCGAGATCGCCTTGCCTTCGTTCAGAATGCCGAGTCCATAACGTTCGCGGAACTTAATCGTCCGGATGTCACGGTTCGGATCATCCCATTCCTCGTTCGTCACGTCTTCATCAACCACGATGATACCAAGTTCATTAGTATCGGCCATGATGATGTCGGTCTTGGCAGCAGTTCCACCCGCAGCAGCAGTGTAAGCCAAGAACGGTGAGACGATAACGCGCAAGGGCGAAGGGAACATATTAGGAACGTTCGCGTAGGTTGTCGCAGCATAAGGAGCGCTGGAGACAGGTCCCACGTTGATTCCGCCTTGATACCACGATTTCGCATTACCGGGTTGACCTTGCATCGGGCCAAACATCGGTCCGCCATTCGCAAAACCAAAAGCACGAAGGATAGGGTCGCGAGCGAACAGCAACCATCCGAGCGGGCTCATGAGCAGTGCGTTAGGCACGAAACCATTCTGTACGACCTTCGAGTACATGACGAGCAAATCATCAAGTGTGATAGTACCATTTCCAGCTCCCGCTGAATCACGTCCTGATGTTTTCTTCGTGGCGACATTATTATCAAAAGTAGTCTCGCCTTCATTTCTGATCATGTTGAAGATCTTTGTTTCTTTGTGACGCGCAAGAGCACGTCCCGCAGCACGAATATGCATTGACATAACATCGTACTGTGAATATCTTAACATTTCGTCAGTAATCCGGACCTTGACACCAGATTTCCCGATGAAAGCAGTGACCGTACCAGCAACTTCGAGCTTGCGCTCCGGGTACTCTCCACCTTCTGGGATATCCTCGGCTGTAAAAGCACCAGCAGCGGGGAATGTGATCTGTTGTCCGGCCGAAAATCTGATAGTATGAAGCAAGCTAGTTCCAACCAGCAAGGGCTCAATAGCTTCTTTTACGATATTGGAAACAACTTTTCCAATCAAAATAGAAGCATCTGGTGTCGAAAGGGCGTCACACAGTTCTTTGAATCCGATCTTCTGATCCTTTTTCGTAGGATCATACTGATCTGCTGGATTCTCGAAACCATTGTTGCGCCAGAGTTTCTCCGAGTTCTCATATTTGCTCTGAAGACGAGCATCAGAGAACTGCGGGGTGAGACTCTGTTCTTTCGATCCAATTTTCTCGAACACCTTGGCAGCTACGGTACCAACGAGCTCATCCGTAATTTCGATTTTCTCTGCCATGATTAATTCTCCTTCTTGGATATTTTAGACTCTTAGTAACGTTAGGCTACCATGAGTTGAATCAGCAATTTCTCCGCATAAGCCGAAGAATTTGTGTAGTCATAGAGATGTTGCGGAACACCGGCAGTATCCGAACCAGACAAGCCAAGACCAGGTACAGTCTGCACTTTGTCAAGATTATCAACCGCAGTCACTGCTTTTCTCTGAACAACTCGGCCAACGATCTGAGTAACATCGCTGATACCATCTCTCCAGAGAATAAAACCACCGTTAGAGTCCGCTTGAACGAGATCTCCAGCTTGCACTGTTCCTGAAGCGTCCACTCCGACTGTCACGGGAACTTCGACGAGATAATCGCAAAGAACTGCGACCTTGTCTTGAATCTGATAGTTCGTATACTTTGTCAACCCAGTTGGATTGGCAGAGTCAAATCCAGCGTTAATATTCTGAAAATAATCGTACGGCGCAACGCCGATCGGCTTATTCGCAGCAAGAGTAACGGTATTAGTTGTAGTCACATACGTGTCATGACCAGCATCATCGTAGTTCACGGTGATACCAATGTCATTCGATGTATATGTCACGCTCTGAGGAACACCACCATTCGCGTTCACGAGATCGCCACTAGCATCAACGGCGACGATAGTACCGGCGGTAATAACAACCCAGTCATTAAGATAATGATCCTGATATTTCACGGGCAAGTACTGCGCAGGGCGAAGTTCAAGGGCCGGGCGCTGTCCTTCGGAAATCTCAAGAAACTCTCTTACGAGATTGCTATTGCGTTCGTAACCTCTTGGAATTCTATTAGCCATTTTCTTATTCTCCTTTTAGATTTGTTATCATTACTTGGCTTTAGGAAAAAGCCTTGTTAGAGTATCCTGCTTACCCTCGCGGGTTTTTTTCTTATCCTCCAAGACTTCATTGGTCAAGTCGGATTGAGAAATGGCTGGATTATCTATAACTTTTCCATCATTGCCAGTAATGTGAGCATTATTTTGCTCGATTACGAGATCATTGATTTGATCTTTAAGAGAGTCTACACTTCTCTGTGCGAGTTCTTCGATCTTCAGGTCGCGGGCCTCAGGGGTCGTGATTCCCACAACATCTGCTTTGCGAAGGCTTCTCTTGAGATCGTACAGTCTCTCGGCTACCATTTTGTGAAGCTCAGAATTGATCCTCACATTTTCATCAAGAATTCTTTTATTCTCTTCTTGAAGATCTGTTTCCTCCGAGGAATCGCCCGGATCTTCCCCTACGGGGCTCTGATTTCCAGCTCCGTGTTTGACTCCACCGGTCTTTCCTTTTCCTTTATTCTCTGATGGAGAGGTTTTTTTCTTTTTCTTGTCCTCTTCTTCCTCTTCCTCTTCCTCTTCTTCTTCGCCCTCTTTCTTCTTCTTTTTCTCTTCCTCTTTCTTTTTCTTGGCGTCTTCTGATTCATCGCCTTCTGCAGCTTTCGCTTCAGCTTCCGCAGCGGCATCAGCTTCAGCTTTCAGCTTAGCATCTTCCGCTTCTTTTTCAATTCTCTCAGCTTCTGCTTTTGCTTTAGCATCTTCAGCCGCAAGAGCTTCAGCAGCGAGATCGTCTTTCATCTTCTGAACTTTAGCTTGGCACGCCTTATCTTGAATTTCGGTTGTAGCTATGACAGACGCATCCACAGCTTCCTTAATCATTTCTTTCACAACTTCTAGATCCTTCAGTTGATCTTTGGTGAGTTCTGCGAGTTTCACAATCTCCTCCTTGTTCATAGGCTTTGATTTATTAGATTTATCTATCAAATAAGCAACAACATCGTCGCTCTCCTCAGCTTCAGAATCAAGGAGCGCATACAGGTTTTCTCCGGTGCTAAGGTCTTCTAACACCTTATCCGAATCGTTGTTTGCATATAGATGGACCATAAGAGCATCTTTATTCTCAGCGATTATTGCTTCTTTAACTCCAGCATATTCATCGGCAGGAATATTGACAAAAGAGACCTCTCGATAAGAAAGAGCTCCAGTGGTCATGTATGCTAATTTACCATCATGTTTAGTACCGGGAGTATGTTCGCAAGGACCGTCCCCCCCACTCCAATCACAATCACAAATAGAACAAATAGCGTGATCCGTAGACATCCTTACTGAAACAGTATCATACCTACCGTCTAGAACCTTTTGAATAGCCTCTGGATCGGTAATTTTTATAGTTAATCTCTGATAGCCATACCCTTCGCTCTCTCTCAGGATAGGCTTATAGTTATCCATGGACTTCATTCCGCGATCTGTCTTGAGGTATTTCGCGGAGACAACTCTTCCGATTGGATCCTTTGAATCATCATGATTAACTAAAACTGGCTTCTTATATGGGGATGTCCATGTCCGGATTCCGTTTTGCATAGAGTCCGGTGGATAGATTCTGTTATTTATGAGAGTCCCAGAATGTGTCGCATTCACCTCACATATAAGGCTGTATCCTTTTTTGATCTCCGTCTTAGAGTCTTTAACTAAGATACCCTTGGAGCTTTTGTTTGCTAACTTTATTGGAAATGTGTCAAACAATTCTAAATGCTTAGACATTGGCATCCTCCGACTATGTGGCTATTTTATTGCCGCGTTTGGAAGGCGGGTTCTTTTTCATACCGTTTTTTCCGTATCTCTTCGCGAGATCCTTATTCACCGCCTTAAAATACTGATGACCAAGACTCTTCTCTTTCGTCGGATCATACGGTCCAATTCCTGCTCCGCCTTGTCCCATCGGAGCTCCGTTTGTAATATCAGGCATAATCTCCTCCTATTTTAAAATAACTTTTTCTGCGAGATCTGTCAATCTAAACCTTAAAGATTCAAAAATCCCAGAGATCTTATAAACCGATTCTTGCTTAGAGTGATGCTCTTTCATGTTCTTGCACAAGAGATCTCCGAGATCACTCAGTGCATCCTTTAATTTCTCATCTAACATCTTTCTATCTAGGTTAAAACTCTTTGTTGAAGATATAATCTCATCATAGAAAGGCATAACAATTGGCTTAAGTAAGTCAAGGGTTAACTCTTCACCATCAGGAAGATCGCTGATGTTCTTGATCGTCTCGAGCTTTAGCCTATGCCAAACGTGATCAAAAGTTGAAGCTACAAATGAGTAGTCTCTCTTCTGAGATGTCTTAGCTGGCTTAATCCCATGCTGATTCTGTGGCTTCTGTTTATTGTTTGTTGACTTCGATCCAGGAGTCTTTGGGTGTTGTACTGAAACCTTTTGCTTCTCAGGCGCAGTGCTAACTAATTTTTTTCCACCAGAAGCTGTCGTAGTCGCAAGCGTCTGGGCCTCTATAACGGCCTGAGGCTTTTGAACCAACTCAAAGTACATTCCCTTCCTCTGATCTTCGCCAACAGGATCTCTTGATAACTCAGCTCTCATTTCAGTCTCAGAGATAGCATGATGTTCATATTTGAACACTGCATTATTCTGAACCTTGAGCATGGTATCAATGTCGATCTCTCTAAATTTAAGCTTAACAAAGTTATCTTCTTTTTCGTCTATTATATATCCGCCCTCAAAAAGAAGTTCTTTGATCATATATTCATTGATAAAGTTTTCCGTTACATCCTGGAAGTCCTTACATCTGTCTCCCATCGACTTATCAATGACTGATGCCGTAGCTCTGTTGGATGTTTCTCCCCGACCAAGAGCTATGTCGGATATCCCAAGTCCTGCAAGGACTCTTCTCTCAAAGTACTTAAGATAGTTTGTAGCGTCCATTGCTTTGCCTTCTGCTCCGAGAGTCTTAATCTCATGTCTCTCTGGAGTGACAATGCTACCTTCTGTTGGCATCTTCTCAATTTGGTTTTTTATAACGTCAACTTCACTTGTTCCATCTTCATATATTTCGGCAGGTGCACCTTCCGTTCCGACTATATATTGGAACAATGGAAATAGATGTTGAGAAATTAACATCTCGACGTTCTCCTCCATTCTACGGAGCGATCTGATATCATCCAGAACAGGAACGACGTAAGGAGTTCCAAATGCAAATCCCTCCTTCTTGTCATAGTATATATGGATAATATTCTCCGGAATAAACTGAGGCATTATTGGATTCCCGGGAATTCTTTGCCAATACTTTAATATCTTTCCATGGAAATCTCTTTTAACCCTTATACTCGTTGGGTCCATTGGAAAGTATGCTGCAACTGGTGGGAGAGAAGGACCAGAAATCCTAGGGACCATCATACCACTGGATCTCTTATAATCTCTCACTTTAACAAGGAATGCATTTGAATAGGATATAAGGTTCTGCATTACGCTCCTTAAGATCATATCAAACGTCAATCCTGACACTTCTGCCATCTCTCTAAGTCTTCTCTTTATATAGAGGGTAGCTTCTTCGTTCCTTGAGGATATGTCATATCCTTCTTTCAGACAAAGCTCAACCTGCTTATTGAAGGCCTGTCTCATGTAAGACTCGATATCCATTACCTTAGAGATCTCTCCAAGGTTATACTCTGCTATTTGAAAAGATGTTCTGCTTTGGGTCGGGCCTAAGACACCGTAGGCTACCCCAGAACTAGAAACCCTGGAGGCTATAACTGGCTTTTTCTTTGTGAAGTTAATCTTTGTTTTATCAGCAATGTTATTGCTTATAGAAAATAATTTCATTAGTTATCTCCAATGGTTACAGCCATTCTTTTACGCCCTCTATAAATTCTGTCGGCATGTTAGCCAAGCAATCGCTCAGTTTCATGCTATCTACAGCGCTTGCCTTGTCGCCTATTGGACCATGGTCAAATTCGGTTGTTCCAACTTGTCCTGCGCTATTATCGTCTTTTGGTCCAGGAGTTACAGGTATGAAGCTATTATAGATATTCGGTGTTTCCTCTTTAGGGAATACATATGCTAGGTTAACGTTCCCAATGTTGTAGCTTTGTACAACTGCTTGCTCTGGCGCATCTGATGGAGA